GAGGAAGCCTAAACTATGTCATCAACGATGCTCCAGCTTGTTCAGCAAGTGACCCAAGAATTGAACTTAGCCGTGCCTACTTATGTGGCAGGTAATACCAGTCAGGATGTGCAACAGATTTTATCTTTGATGAACCGCACAGGCTATGACTTGGTTAAAGAATACGATTGGCAAGCCTTGGAGTTGGAGTATCGTTTTTACACAGATGCCGTTACTTTTGTAGGCGATACGATTAGCAACAACAGTTATAACATTGTTGTAACAGGTAATGCTACCGCCCTAAATGGCGATTATTCCATTACAGGCACAGGCATTAACCAAGATACCTATGTGCAAAGCGTTAGTTATGATTCGGGTTTAAATAAATCCACCATCATAATGACCCAGTTAGCTAGTGGTACATACACGGGCGTGACCTTTACTTTTTCACAGACCAAGTACGATTTACCGCCTGACTTTGAAACCATTACGGATAATACCCATTGGGATAAGACTAAAAGATGGCAGATGCTTGGCCCTGAAGATGCCCAACAATGGCAATGGCTAAAGTCGGGTTATATCTCTACTGGCCCTCGGATTCGTTGGCGTATTCTAGGACAGCAGTTTCAGATTTGGCCACCATATAACACCAAAGAGTATTTAGGCTTTGAATACCGTTCCAAAGGCTGGGCTAGAAGCGCTACAGGACAAGTAAAAAATAGCTTTACGGCTGACACCGACACCACCGTGTTAGATGATACGGTTATGGTGCTAGGCACAAAACTTAAATACTTTCAGATTAAGTCGTTTGATACGACTTCATTGCAACAAGACTATTTCCGTTACCTAAATGTAGCCAAAGCCAACGACAAAGGTAGTGCAAACCTCAGTTTTGCCCCATACCCAACCAAAGTGCTTATTGGTTACGCTAATATTCCCGATACTGGGTACGGAACTTAATCATGCCAGTAGCTCAACAAAGAAGGGCAATGACGGCTTCTTTGGCTTCCCCCATTGGTGGGTGGAACGCAAGGGATTCGCTTGCCGAAATGAACCCCTTAGATGCCGTACAGCTAACTAACTTTTTTCCAACACCTACCGATGTGACAATGCGTAGGGGATACACCCGTAGCAGCTTAATAACGACCAGTACAGGCGTAGTCACAATATCGACTATTACCCGCTTAGGCACTACCGCTACAGTCACAACTGCAACTGCTCATGGTTTGGCAACAGGCGAATATATATCGATTACGGGTTGCACCCCAAGCGATTACAACGGTATCTACATGATTACCGTCATTAATTCGACCACATTTACTTACACTATGGCGAGTGTGCCAGCTTCAAACGCTACGGTGGTCGGCACTTATACCATTGGTATTACCGACCCAATCGAAACATTAATGAATTACAGCAGTCCTACGGCTCAAAAGCTGTTTGCTGCGGTAGATGGCAAGTTTTACGACTGCTCTACAAACCCTGCCACTTTGTCTTATAACGGTTCGTTTGGTAATGACCGTTGGCAACACATTAACTTTTCTACGGCTGGCGGTAATTTCCTTGTAGCGGTCAATGGGCAAGACCCAACCATGATTTATGACGGTACGGCTTGGTACAAAATGGCTACAACAGCTACTGCACAGACCATTTCTAGCATTACAAGCTCAGGTACAACTGCTACAGTAACAACTTCTAGCGCACATGGGCTAGTTACAGACAATCGTGTAGTTATTTCAGGTGCTACAGAAACCTTATACAACGGTACTTTTAGGATTACGGTTACAGGCGCAAGCACATTTACCTACACAATGGCTAGTTCAACCACTAGCCCAGCCACAGGAACGCCTGTTTATACCGTTTTAGGTATAGCTGGCATCAATAACAACCTGTTTATTCATGTAAATAGCTTGCAAGAGCGCATTTATTTTGTCGAAAAGAACAGTTTAGACTTTTGGTACTTGCCTGTTAATCAATTAGGCGGTACAGCAAAGCAATTTCCTCTTGGTTCTATTGCCCGTTCAGGCGGTTATCTGCAAGCAATGGGTACATGGACATTAGATGCAGGTTATGGAGTTGATGACCTAGGCGCTTTTGTCACATCAATGGGTGAAGTTATTGTTTATAAGGGTACAGACCCCGATGACGCTAACGCTTGGTCACTTGTTGGTGTATGGCAGATGGGTCAAACCTACGCTAGACGCTGTTTTTTCAAATACGCTGGCGATTTATTACTTTTAACTCAAGACGGCCTAGTGCCAATGTCGGCTTCTTTGCAATCTAGCCGCCTAGACCCCCGTGTAAACCTAACAGACAAGATTTTCTATGCGGTAAGCCAAGCCGCAGACTTGTATTACAACCAATTTGGCTGGCAAATCAACTATTTTGCTCCCTACAATATGCTGATTCTAAATATTCCTGTAAGCGCAGGTGTAGAACAGTTTGTAATGCACAGTATTACAAAATCATGGGGTAGATTTACCAATATTCAGGCGTATTGCTGGGAAGTATCAGGCCCCGAAGGAATGTTTTTTGGCTCAGACGGCTATGTCGGTAAGTTTTACGATGGATTCTCGGATGCTGGCAACAATATCGTAGCCAACGCCCAACAAGCGTACAGCTATTTTGACACCCGTGGGCAATTAAAGCGCTTTACGATGGTACGCCCTATCCTACAGACCGATAATACCGTACCCAATGTTTTATGCGGCATCAGCACCGATTTTGATACCGTAAACCTGTCTAACGAGATTACTTTTAACCCAAGCCTAGCTAAAGTGGGTATTTGGAATACAAGTAAATGGGATGATGCCTCATGGGGCGCAGGTTTGACCGTATCAAAGGTATGGCAAGGTGTGACAGGCATCGGTTATGCAGGTTCAGTCAATATTTCAGTAGCATCCCAAGGCGTTGATTTCCATTGGGCTAGTACCGATTATGTAATGGAATCAGGGGGTGTTCTCTGATTGGTGTATCTGTTTTAAACCAAGAGTATCAAAAGGAATGGGCATCTAAATTATTGAATAACCCATTACCTGCTGATGCGGTGTGTTTAGGACAGGTGATAGACGGAGAATTAAGGGCTGTAGCGGTATTTTGTGAGTTTCAAGGCAATATGTGTAATTTTCATTTATGTGGCACGGGTAGCCATTGGATGAGTAAAGAGTTTTTGTGGGCGATGTTTGACTATCCCTTTGAAAAACTTGGACTAAAGGTTATACTAGCGGTAATTGCGGGGAATAATGAAAAGTCCTTGCGATTAGGCCGAAAACTTGGTTTTAAAGAATTAGCAAAAATACCCGATGCTATTGATGATGGCGGTTTGGTTATTTTTACGATGCGACCTGCTGATTGTAGGTGGCTAACTTTAGGAGCAAGATAATGGGTTTTAATGGTGGAATTGCAAGCACATTCAATCAAGGTTCTCAAAAACCTAGTTACGAAACTTTCCCAACACAAAATACGGCTGGAACTCGTACTTTTGCCAATGTGTTTGATGTTCAATCAGGTGATACCGACTATGCAAGAGCAGCTAAATTAACCGCTCAAGGTAACCTTGCTGCTGCTCAAGCCCAAGCTACTGCAAACCGTGTTAATCAAATTAACCCATACGGCAGCATCCAATATTATCAATCGGGCGTAGATGCTCAAGGCAACCCAGTCTATGCGGCTGCTGCTAATTTATCACCTGAACAACAGCAACTTTTAAATGCCCAAAATCAACAAAGTTTAGGGCTTGCTGGGCTTGCCAACCAAGTATTGGGTAATGTTTCCAATGTGTACTCGCAACCTTTTAATGTTGAGCCTTATATGCAACAAATGGTTGGCGGTGGCCCACAACTTACCCAATTAGGTCAAGCTGACCAAATGTTAAGAAGTGGTCAAACTGAGCAATTACAACGCTCTTTAAACCAAAATGCAGGTATGAGTGGTTGGGATAGGGCTAGTAACCTTATCATGCAACGCTTAGAGCCTCAAATGCAACGCCAAGAACAACAGCTTGAGCAACGCCTTGCAAGTCAAGGTATTCCAGTTGGTTCAGAGGCGTACACCCGTGCCAAGCAAGACCTTGCAATGCAACAAAATGACCTTAGAACTCAAGCTCAGTTGCAAGCGCAAAACATCCAACAAAATCTGTTTGGTCAAGAGTTACAAGCAGGTCAATTTGGAAACTTGGCAACAACGCAGCAACAACAAAACCTATTGCAAAACCTTGGTTTTACAAACGAAGCCATGCAACAAGACTTTGCCAATCGTCAAGCACAGTTGGCATTTAATAATCAGTTGGGTCAGCAAGGATTTCAAAACCAGTTGGCACAACAACAAGCGAACAACCTTGCTCGTCAAAATAACTTTGCGTTGGCTTCCTATTTGCGTGGCTTGCCGATGCAAGAACTTAACGCACTACGGGCTGGTTCACAAGTTACTAATCCTAGCTTTATTGGCGTACCGCAAACTGGTCAAGTGGCTGGCCCTGATTTATTGTCGGCTTACCAAGCACAGCAAAACGCTAATATTGCTAACCAAAACCGCCAAGCAGCACAACAGTCTAATTTGACAAGTGGATTATTTAGCTTAGGTGGGTCATTGCTAGGCAACATTGGGGGCGTAGCCAATACAGTAGGCAATGTACTAGGCGGTGTTGGTAAAGCAGCTTCTAATGTGGTTAGCGGCATAGGAAATGCTGTAGGCAAATTATTTTCTGACCCACGCTTGAAAGAAAACATTAAACCTGTAGGCGTTATGAACAACGGCTTGACCTTATACAGCTTTGAATACAAAGACGAAGTTAAATCACACCCAATGGGCGGTCATGGCGTTCATGTTGGAGTTATGGCTGACGAAGTTGAAAAAGTATTCCCATACGCTGTTTCTACCCTTGATGACGGCTACAAAGTCGTTGATTACAGCTTACTGCCATGAAATTCTTAGAAAAGCTAGACTTCTTTAAACCGCTAGGCAAAGGATTGGCTGAGGTCGATACCTTTATGCGTAGAGAAATGCCCTTTAACATGAGTTGGGGCTTTCCTGCTGCTTTAACTGCTGCTTACTTTGCACCACAAATTATGGGCGCAATGGGTGGTTCAAAAGCGGGTGCTGGTACATTTTCTGCTAACAATATGTTGTCTAACTTAGGTTTAGAAGGTGGTGGGTCTTTAGTGCCAAGCGCAGGTAATAGCTTTACTTTGCCAAGTTCTGCTTACACACCTTCTTATCTTGATGCTTTGGCTAAATATCGTGGAGTTGATGCTGGTGACCCAACCATTTTACAACGATTAACTGGTCGTACAGAACAAGGTTTGTATGATGCACAACGACCTTTTGATACTAAGGGTATGTTAGGTCGTTTATTGCGTAATCAAGCTCAACAAAAAGCCGAACAACCAAGTGGCCCACGCTACACCAGTAATGTGGCACAAGGTTACCAGTACGAAGATTTAAATGAGCCTTTTACAAACCCAAATGCTAGTCAGCAAGAGCGTAGCCGTAAGCTCTTAGCCCAGCAGTTGCGTTTGTTAAACGCTTATCGCCCAGCAAGCAGTTCAATGGGCGGTTCAGGTATGCGTAGCTTAAATATCCAAGATTTATTTGATAAATTCGGAACTTTGTCTTAAAGGTATAAA